TATTCCCTGCGTCGGCCGAGTCTCGGTGCAGTGCCGGCATTGCCGGATCTTCGTCTCGGCCGACGCAGGGAATAGCCCGCGCTGAGGCGCACGTGCCGGCGTGGCCGCGTGGCGCCTCGAGGGAGGGGCGAACCCTAGGCCCGGCCGGCGCGGGGCTCTGCCGGGCTCTCAGCGCGAAATACGGGCACCGCGTTTAAACGCACCGGACCAGGCAGCTACCCGGCTACTACACTCGACCGCTCGTGTATCAGCCATCTAGCGGTGCCCGCCTTGACTTCTGGCACGGGTTTTGCCAAGCGTCGCCTCGCCACCGCGAGGGCCCGGTTGAGGCGATCCGCGGCGTCACGATCCGACGCACGTCGCACGGCGCGCACGAGGTCGCGATGGGTGTGTTCAGCGGGTTGTGGCGGCGGTTGCTACCGGGTCTCCGGACTCGGAGCCTCGACGCGGCCGGTGGCGGACGCCGATGGGCCGGCGATCGCCGCTTCGGTTGGGTAAACTCGGAGCTCTCGGCCGCATCGCTGACCGTCCGGCAACGGACCGCGTGGCTCGCGCGCAACAACGGCTGGGCGACCTCCGGCGTCAACGCGTGGATCGCCAACCTCGTCGGCACCGGCGTCAAGCCGCAGAGCCTGCACCCTGACCCGGCTGTCCGTGCGGCGCTCCATGCACGATGGGCCGAGTGGACGGACGAGGCGGACGTCGACGTCCGCTGTGACTTCTACGGGCTCCAAGCCCTCGCCGCGCGCAGCATGGTCGAGGCCGGGGAGAGCTTCACGCTTCTGACCGTGACGCCCTTCGGCCTCCGGCTCCAAGTCCTCGACGCGGACATGATCCCCACCGATCTGACGCAGACGCTCCCGAACGGCGGCCGGATCGTGCAAGGCGTCGAGTATGCCGCGGCCGGGCCGCGTGTGGCCTACCACGTCAGGCGGCAGAGACCGGACTTGCCGAGCATCATCTCGCCGCTCGAGGTCGTGCGCGTGCCGGCCGAGCACGTCGCGCATCTCGCGACGCTCCTCGTGCCGGGACAAGTCCGCGGGCTCTCGTGGCTCACGCCGGTGGCGCTTGCGTTACACGACCTCGGCTCGTGCGAGGACGCGCACCGCATGCGTCAGGCCGTCGCCGCGCTCTTCGCCGGCTTCATCAAGAAACCGGACGGGCAAGGCGGGATGCTCGGCGAGTCGGACGCGGAACCGGAGCCGACGCTCGAGCCGGGCACGTTGAGCTATCTCGGCGAAGGGGAAGAGATCACCTTCCCGGCGACGCCGGAGGTTCACGATGCCGTCGAATTTCTCCGGCTCGAGCTCCGCGGCATCGCGGCCGGACTCGGCGTGCCGACGCATCTCTTGGACGGGGATCTCAGCCAAGCCAACTACTCGAGCTTGCGCGCCTCCCTGATCGACTTCCGCGGACGCGTCGAGGCGCTGCAACACCAAGTCCTCGTGTTCCAGTGGTGCCGTCCGATCTGGCGAGCCTTCGTCGTCGCCGAGCTCTTGGCCGGCCGGATCGCTGGCGACGTCGACGAGCTCTTCAAGTGCGAGTGGGTGACGCCGGCCGCGCTGCAAGTGGATCCGCAGAAAGACCTCGACGCGACGGCGACGCAGCTTGGTCAAGGGCTCACGAGTCGCCGGCGCGTGGTCGCGTCCTACGGATGGGACATCGAACAACTCGACGCCGAGATCGCAGCCGACCGCGATCGGGCGAAGGCGTTAGGGTTGAGCTTCCCCTTCCCTGCACCGAGCTCGTCCGGCACGAGCTCGGCGCCGACGTCGACGCCGCGGCCGGTGATCGGAGCGAAGAATGTCGCCTGAGCTCTACACGCGGCGCGCGACGCTCGAGCCGACGACGATCGACGCGACCGCGAGATCCGTGCAAGTGATTTGGTCGACCGGCGCCGGCGTCGCACGCCGCGATGCGGCCGGGCCCTACACCGAGCTCCTCTCGCTCGCGCCGGCGTCCGTCGACCTCTCGGAGCTCCGCGGCGCTCCGCTCCTCGACTCGCACCGGCAAGACGGGATCGAGCACATTCTCGGCGCCGTCACCGAGGCGAGTGTCGACGGGAAGATCGGCCGCGCGACCGTCACCGTGAGCGAGCGGCATGAGCTCGTGTGGAAGGACATTCAAGCCGGCATCCTGCGAAGCCTCAGTGTCGGCTACACCGTGCAACAGTGGCAGGACGCGACGGCGAACGGCACGCGCACACGCACCGCGGTCAAGTGGACGCCGCGGGAGCTCAGTCTAGTCGCGCTCCCGGCAGACGCCGGCGCGACAACGAGAGGACGTGACGTCATGGACGACGACCCCAAGGACAAGCAGCAAGACGACCAACCGGAACCGATGAAGCGCGCCGCGGTCAACAAGGAAATCCGCGCGCTCGTCGACGCGGCGAAGCTCGAGCGGAGCCTCGCCGACGATCTGATCGACCGCGGTGTCTCCGTCGACGAGGCGAAGGTCGCACTCTTCGACGCGCTCAAGTCACGCTCGGCGGTCGTGTTCAACCAACGGATCGACGTCGGCGAGAATCACGACGCGGCCGAGGTCGTGCTCACGCGCATGACGGACGCGCTCGAGTGCCGGCTCACCGGCGCGGCGCCGAAGGATTCCGCCCGCGAGTACATGCACCGCCGGCTCGTCGATCTGGCTGCCGAGCTCCTCGAGTGCCGCGGCGTCCGCGGCACACGCGCCATGTCGCCGGATACGATCTTTCACCGGGCGACACACACGACGTCTGATTTTCCGACGCTGCTCACGGGCACTGGGAACAGAGTCTTGCTCGCCGCGTTCCAGGCTGCGCCAAATCCGCTCAAGACCATCGCGCGGCAAACGACCATCGCGGACTTCCGCACCAAGACCACGGTCAAACTGTCCGAGTGGCCGCGCCTCGCGCAAGTCAACGAGGCCGGCGAAGTGACCTACGGAAGCAGGGGCGAGGCAAAGGAAGCCTATGCGCTCAAAACGTATGCGCGCATCTTCTCGCTCTCGCGCACAGCCCTGATTAACGACGACCTCGGAAGTTTTGGCGACTTCGCGACCGCGGCCGGCCGCGCCGCGGCCGAGACCGAGGCGCAAGTGCTGATCGATCTGCTCACCGCGGCGAGCGGTGTCGGGCCGACGCTCGACGACGGCGTCGCGCTCTTCGCGGCCGGACACGGGAACCTCGCCGGCGCCGGCACCATCATCGACGTGACGAACCTCGCGGCTGCGAGGCTAGCCATGCGGTCGCAAAAGGGGCTCGACGGAATTACCCCGGTCAATGCGACACCGCGCTATCTTTTGGTTTCAGCAACTAAAGAGACCCAGGCGGAATCGGTGCTCGCGCCGCTCACGCCGGCCGCGGTCTCTTCGGTCAACCCGTTCCCTGGCAAGCTCGAGCTCTTGGTCGAAGCGCGGCTCACGGGCAATCCGTGGTATCTCGTCGCTTCGCCGGACGTGTTGCCGGTGTTCGAATTCGCGTACCTCGCCGGTGCGCCGGGCCCGCAACTGACCTCGCGCGAAGGCTTCGACGTCCTCGGCATGGAGTACCGAGTCGTCGACGACTTCGGCGCCGGCGTGGTCGACTACCGCGGGATCTACCGCAACGCCGGCGCGTAAGCGTCGCTGGCAGGGACGGCAAGGGAGAAGAACGCTATGAAGAATGCAGTTCAAGAGGGACAGACACTCACGCTCACCGCGCCCGCCGACGTGAGCTCGGGAAGCGGTGTCCTCGTCGGGAGCATCTTCGGCATTGCCGCCACGACCGCGAAGAGCGGCGAGGCCGTCGAGTGCGATGTCGTCGGCGTGTTCGACATCGCGAAAACCGCGGGGCAGGCGTGGGCCACGGTCGGGTTGCTGATCTACTGGGACAACGTCGGGAAGACCGCGACCACCGTCGTCGGCACGAACAAGCTCATTGGCTGTAACACCAAGGCCGCGGCCGGCGCCGACGCGACGGGCCGCGTGCGGCTCTCCGGGGCCTTCACGATCTGATCGTGCCGCCCACATTCGAACCGCCCTTCGACCATCTTGGCCGGCGCTCGTGCGAGGTCTTTCTCGCCGACATGCCGGGCACGGTGACGCAAGGGCAGCTTCGCGCCTACGTCGAGGCCGCCGGCCTCGTCCCGCTCGAGGTCACGCCGCTTCGGAACCCTCGCGGCGACGTGAGATCCGCGGTCGTGCTCTTCCGCACCGCGGCCGAGGCCGACCGCGCCCTCGCCGAGCTCCCCGCCCGCCCGTTACTTGGTTGCACGCTGCGCGTCCGCCGGCGTCTGCCGCCCGGTGCCTCCCCACCACGGCCGACCGCCACGGGTGCCGGGTCAGGCGCCGGCGACGCGCACGTCTTCCTGTCCAACGTCCCGCACCGAGCGGTCGAGGCCGACCTCGAGAACCTGATCGCGCCCACGGCGGCCGTCGTGCGCGTCCGGCTCATCACGACGGCGACCGGCGCCACGGCCGCGTTCGTCTGGCTGCGCGATCCCACCGAGACCGACGAGGCGATCGCGGCACTCGACGGCGTCGAGCTCTTCGGCCGCGAGCTCCGTGTGATGCGCGCCGAGCGGCGTGTCTAAGCCGCGATGATGCTCCTCGCCGCCGTCGTCCTCGTGGCCGGCGTGCTACTCATCGAGCTCGTCCGCCGCTCGTAACCGCTACCCGCTGATCCCCCGGTGGTGCCGCTCGCGGGCGACTGTAACACCGCGCCCTCGGTTCCTAGTGTTCCGCTACGGCGTCGGATGGCGCGACGATACCGCGCGCAGCCAGCGCGGCGTCGACCGCGCCGAGCACGCTCGGAACCTCCCCCCGCTCGATCGTGGCTCGCACGTAGGCGTCAACGGCCTCGGTCTCTACGGCAAGGAGAACGCTCATCACGTCTCGGGTGAGCTCGCTCACCGCACGTGGTGTTACAGCCGCTCGGCGAACCTCGCAGAGGATCGCGCGGTGGGCCTCCCGCTCCTCCTCCGGTGTTACAGCCTCCGCGCAGAGGAGGTCGACGATCTGGCTGGCGAGGATCCCGCGCACGCGCTCGCGCCCGGCACGGCGGGCCGCGGTGCGAGCAAGCAACCAACGGTCCTTGCCCGCGCGCCGGCGCTCCCGCTGGTAGGCCGCGAAGCAGGCGCGGCACTGATACCGCGCCCACTCCCCGGCCGTGCGGAGGGGCGCTCCGCACATGCTGCACGTGAGCTTCATCGCCGGTGTTAGTGGGGCCGGCGAGCGGAGAAGTCAAGAAAGTTACCGTCGTGCGTTTAAACGCGCGCCGAGCGGCGTTGATTTAGGCGTCGCGCCTAAATTCCCTCCCCGGCTACACACTACCGCTCGTGTTTCTTTCAAGGGGGCTGGCTACCCCCCTAGCGCCCGGCGCGGTTCCCGGTTAGGGCAGTTAAAATGATCCGTTGAGCAGGGAAAGGGGAACCCGATGCACATTGGAAGAGGGGAGCTCAAACCGCATCGGTTGATGGCTGCCCGAGTGAAGGTGCCCGAAGGGGAAGTGTGGGACGATGTCGCGAAGAAGCGCGGCCAAACCGTCTCGGAGCTCATTCGCGAAGCGGTCCGGCTCATCGTCGCCCGCGAGCTCACACGGGAACCCGCGCTCGCGCGCGAGCTCACCCGGAAGCGGCGCAACCGACGATCAGGATCCGACGAGGCAACCGCCGCGAGCGCCTAATGCGGCGGAAGAAAGCCGGCGCTCCGGGGATCGCGACCCCGAGCGCCGGCACCGACGAACACGCGACGCCGACCACGCTACC